AGGCAATTTCGTAGAAGCTATAACAATGTTTGAACGTCAAGGACACCAGGTAGCAAGTACCAATATAGGTGGTACTGCATTCCAGAAGAACAGGACAGAAATAAGAGTTATTGAGAGAGAAGATGTCAAATTAATAGACAGTGCAGCCGTAGTATACGGACAAATTGATGTAACATCAGTAGCATAATGAGGGCTTTTAAGCCCTCTCCTCTTTAGGAGGGGATAAAATTGTTAGAAGAAGTAAAAGAATATCTTAAAGTTGACGGAACAGATGAAGATACTGAAATACTGGGCTTAATAGATGCAGCAGAAGCTTATCTGACTAATGCAGGTGTAACTAAAGACGAGACGAACGAACTTTACAAGTTGGCTGTAAAGATGCTTGTCGTAAATTGGCATGAGAACAGACAGCCAATAGGCAAAGTTGATAAGCTTGCATTTGGGCTTGATAGCATAATAACGCAGCTCAAATATTGCTATATTACTGATGCAATTTAGGCGGTGGTAGTATGAATCCAGGAGAATTACGGCACAGGATTGATATTTTAACTCTAAAAAATGTTGAAAATGTGTATACGTGGGAAGTGTTAGATACTATATGGGCAAAGGCTGAAAATTTGGATAAAACGAATATATTTTCTAAAGTTGGTATCGGGGTTAATTCAGCAAAGTTTACAATAAGGAAGCGCACATTAACGCTACATCAGGCGGTTAAATGGCAGGGAAGGCACTATTTCTTAACTGACATCAATGAAATTGACCGTATGTATTGCGAGGTGAAGGCAGCGCAAATTGAACCAAAGACATGTATTGCAACAAGAAAAATATTTGATAGGAACGAATTAAATAGGCCGGTTCCCGGCGATCCTCAAACGATAGCAACTTTCCCCGGATATCTGGTTGAAAAGTATCTGGGCTATCAGCAAGAAAAACCGCAGGCTGTCCAAGAACTTACTTATGTTCTTGTTACACCCAAAGTTATTGAGCTTAAGACAGCCGATCTAATTACAATCGGGGAAAAGACTTATAATGTTCGAATTCCTCACTGCCTGGATGAATATAAAAACGAATATGAAATAACATTGGCCAAGGATGTGTAGGAATATGCAAAGTATTGAATTGAGCGGCCTTGAAAAATTTACTAAAGACCTTGATAAATTGCTAAGAGAAATTCCAGGAGCGCGCAGAAAACTGCATGAAGAAATGGCGGCTCTATTGAAACAAGAAGTTGATGCACAAATTATTGCTTCCGGAATTAACGACAGCAGCGGGAAAGTGAGAGGTTGGCAGCAAGAACATGTAGGGTCAGGAGGCGGTTACGCAGCTATCAGGCCAACCAACAGCAGCACAGGGGGCAACAGCCCTGGGGCCATAACCAACTACCTTGAAAGCGGGCATAAAATCCGGACGCCAAGCGGCAAGGCCAGATATTACAAGCCCAAAATAAAAACATCTTTTGTAGAAGGCAGGCATTTTTATCAGAACGCAGCAAAGTCCGTTGAAGCCAAGGCTATAAGATTGGCAGAGCGCTTTGCAGAGGACTTGGCAAAGAGGATAGAGGGGTGATCGGAATTTTAAGCAGTGTAAAAATTTTGGATGCAATAAATAAATTATTGGTTAAAGCGTATCTCGATTACACGGTATATATTGATCTCTGTCCGAAGAACTTTGAAAGGCCGAGTTTCTTAATTGAAATGATAACAGCTGAAAGAAATCCCGTAAATCGTAAAACCATTCATGAAACGGATTTTTTTACAATTACTGTTTTTGATGTCAAAGATGATTATGGAAACAGCAGCACAACTGGCCTTTTAAACCTGCAGCAAGGAGTATTGGATATATTTAAACCAGGATATATTTGCGTTGATGGCAGAGCGGTAAAGGTAAAAGCCAGCTCCGGAGGACGGAATTTTGGCGAAGCTTATATCGACATTCAGGTTGAGTATTTCGAAGACTGTTCAGATACAGCGGATACAATACCGCTAATGAAAGAGGTTATTACGACAGTGAAGGAGGAATAAAAATGGGGCTTCCAAATATTAATATTGCATTTAAAACTCAAGCCATAACATCAATAACGCGTTCCCAAAAAGGCGTTGTGGCAATTATACTTAAAGATGCGGCAACGGCTGCGCAGGGGGCTCATGTGTTAACCAATACTACTCAGATTCCCGCTGAACTGGGAGCAGTTAACCAGGCCTATATTGCCCAGGCTTTTATAGGTTATGTTAATCCGCCCCGTAAAGTTATTGTGTACGTGCTTAGTGATACTGCCACAGATTTATCTGAAGCATTAAGTTACTTGGCGACACAGACATTCGATTATTTAGTTGGGCCGCCAGATTGTTCAGCTGCAGATGCAACCGAAATCGCCACATGGATTGCTACTCAGCGTGCCAATGATTTTACCCCGAAAGCTGTTTTACCAAATAAAGCTGCAGACAATGAGGCTATCATAAACTTTACAACTGAAGGCATTAAAGTTGGAGATGCAACATATACGGCTGCGGGATATTGCGCCAGAATCGCAGGTTTGATAGCTGGCACACCCATGACTATCAGCTGCACCTATGCGCCCTTGCCTGAGGTTACAGACGTTAATCGTCTTACAAAAGCTGAGATGGATGCCGCAATTGATGCTGGCAAGTTTATCATTTTCCACGATGGTGAAAAGGTTAAAGTCGGCCGTGCCGTTAATAGTTTGCAGACTACAACCCAGGAAAAGGGAGAAATCTTTAAAAAGATAAAGATTGTTGAAGCTGTTGATATGATTAAGAATGACATTAAGATAACGGCGCAGGATAACTATATCGGCAAATATGCCAACAGCTATGATAATAAGTGCTTGCTGATCACTGCTATTAAAGGTTATTTCACGCAGCTGGAGCAGGAAGGGATACTGCAGGCAGGAAGCAGCTCTGTAGATATAGACTTGGCTGCACAAGAGGCCTACTTGCAGTCGATAGGGATAGATACATCAACAATGACGGAAAAGGAAATCAGGGAAGCCAATACTGGCGACAAGGTTTTCCTGACGGCCAGCATTAAGATTTTGGATGCAATCGAGGATATTGACCTTGCTATTGTTATTTAAAGGAGGGATATAAATGGACAGTGCAAAAAGGGTAATGTCGGGGACTTTCGGAGAAGTCTGGCTGGATAATGATTATGTTGGCGAGTGCTATGGCTTGCAGGCCAAAGTAAATTTCAATAAACAAGATGTGCCTATGTGCGGGAGAATGGCTATCGATAAAAAAATAACAAATATCAGCTGCACTGGCTCGATGCGGATGCATAAAGTATCCAGCCGCATGGCTAATAAAATTGGGGCAGATATTAAGGCTGGTAAAGACCCCCGGTTCACGGTGATATCTAAACTGGCCGACCCTGATGCCTATGGCGCAGAACGTGTAGTTTTGAAAAATGTTTCTTTCGATGACCTGACTCTGGCTGATTGGGAAGTGGCAGTCAACGGGAAAATTGAGGCGCCGTTTACTTTTACGGATCATGAATTCCTTGACTCTGTGGAGGCGAGATGATGGATACATTAGAGTTATTATTAAAATCCGACCGCCCGGACATGCCCGAGAAGGAAATCAAACTGAAACGTTTGAGCAGGGAATGCGGCGGCGATGTGATATTCAAGTTAAGGGCCCTTTCATACAATCAAGTTGCTGATATTAAAAATTGTCATTCCGATAACGATATGTCGGTTCACATTCTTCTGGCCGGTGTTGTTTCTCCGGATTTAAAATCAGAAGAACTGAAAAGGAAGTATAACGCAGTAACACCAGCAGAAATGGTTAAAAACATGTTGCTGCCCGGTGAAATAGAAGATATTTCAAGAGAGATTGAAAAGCTGAGCGGCTACCGGCTTACGACAATAGAAGAAGTCAAAAAAAAATAGAAACTGATCCTGAAATGCAGCTTATGTATTACCTTTTCAAGGAAAAAAATATCATGCCAGGCTCTTATTATAGCTTACCACCAGGGGAGAAGGTTATAATAAGGGCCTTTTTTGAAAAAGATATGGAAACGAGAATGAGCAATAAAAAATAGCACCACAATGGTGCTATTTTAAGTCAACAATTTTTAAGATAATTAAACCCAATATGGAGGCGAAAAACATAACTATGAGCATGGCTCCGGCATTCTTGCCAAAATTCTTTAACCATTCTTTTCTTTCAGGATCCATTCTGATCCCTCCTTGAAGTTAATTATATACCTAAATAGTTAGAAATGTCAAATAGTGGAGGAATAAAAAATGGCTCGTGATATAAGCATCGCTATATCAGCACGAGACAATTTTACTCAGGCAATTACCACCATAAGGAACGCCAATCAAGCATTTAATAAGGATTTGACCGGGCTTCAAAATAAACTTGATGCCTTGAATAAAAACAAGATTGTATTAAAGGTCGAAACCGAAAAAGCGAGAATGGCTTTAAAAGAGGCAGAAAAGCAATTTATGGCTACCGGTTCTGCGGCCGACAAAATGAACCTGGAGCTTGCAAACGCAAAATATGAAACAGCCCGCAGAAATCTTGATCTGGTATCCAAAAGCGCCCGTCAGGCGGAAAAAGATATTTTAAATCTTACAAGCGCAGCAAGTAAGGCCGAAAATAAGACAGGTAACGGCACCAAAAGTCTTCTATCTAGTTTAGCAGCCGCAGGTGCGCTTAAAGTTTTGGGTGATACGGCTGCAAACATTACCGCAGGTGTAGTTGGAAGCGCATTTGGCGAGGAAGGTAGCACTATGCTTAGTAATATATTATCTGGTGCTGCATCCGGGGCCGCTGTTGGTTCTATCATACCTGCATTGGGACCCGCAGTAGGGGCTGTTGCGGGGGCGGGTTTAGGAGTTGTGAACGGTTTGGTGGGGTTATATACCGCCCAGGATGAAGCCTTTAAAGGTGTCGTGCAGGAAAGCTATAATAAAGCAAAGCAGGAGCAGGCGGATACTTTGACATCCGGGTCTGCCATTGCCGCAAACAGAGAGCAGAAACAAATATCCTTTTCGACTCTTTTAGGCAGCGATGAAGCCGCTAAAGATTACCTTGCGCAAATGACCGAGTTTGCCAGCAAAACACCCTTTCAATATGACCAGCTGGCCGAAATGAGTAAGACCTTATTGGCTTATGGATATAAAGTCGATGAGCTTTTGCCTCTGCTGACGAAAATAGGGGATACAGGTTCAGCCCTCGGCATGACAGCGGAAGACATGAATTTTGTGGCCACCAGTTTGGGCCGTATGCAGACTACGGGCAAAACAACTTTGGAATATTTAAACCCTCTTTTGGAGCGCGGCATACCCGTTTGGGATTATCTTGCCAAGGCTTCAGGTAAAACCAAAGCCGAAGTTCAGGAAATGGTATCCAAAGGGCTTGTTCCCGGAGCGGAAGCTGCCAAAGCAATAGCCGATTATATGGGAAGAGATTTTGCGGGCAATATGGAAAAACAGTCTCAAACCTTCCAAGGGCTAGTCAGCACTTTGCAGGATGCCCAGGATGCTATGGCCGCAGCAATGGGAGAAGGATATAACGAAGAACGCAAGAAAGGAATCCAGGCACAGATTGATTGGCTTAGTGGCGAAAGCGGCGAAAAAATGAAGGAAGCCAATAAAATGATCGGCGAATGGAAAGCTTCACTGGAAAACGAGAGAGAAGCAGCTATCCGCAAGGCCATTAATGATATGATGGCCAGCGAGGAATATAAGCAGGCAGCTGCTGAAGGCAACCGGGTTAAGATGGGGGAACTTTTAGCGGAAGCGCAGGTTAAAGGAGAAAACGAATATAAAGCGAGCAAAGGTTACCAGTTGCAATTGCAGGAAGATTTGGACCTGGTTCAAAGAATAAGAGAAGATACAGCTTTGAAAAATGAATACTGGAATACTGGCTATATCATGGGCCGGGAATTTTCCAAGGGCCGTATGGCTGGAATCAACTATACGGAAGGTTTAGAGCCCTCCGATCTTGGCACGGGCATGGGTACGGGATTTGATTGGCGAGCCAGGAAACATGCTTACGGATTAAATTACGTGCCTTA